TAGATACCAAAACCATTTGCACCAGTGTCACCTTGCACACCTTGCGCACCAACTAAAGTACCAAGACCAACATCAATAACTTCTGGAACAATTCTAGTTAGATATTCCCACTGCTCTGTTACCTCAGCAATATCACCAGTTCCACTATCATCTTTTGCAATTTGTGCATTACCACTAGCAATTAAAGTGAAAACAGTTGTATCACTAGCCCAATCATCAACTTCAACCAATGGGATTAAATAATAACCGTTATTGCTTATGGTGTTACCTCTTATAGTTACAGAACTTCCAGAGGTGTTTTTAATGTAAATCATAAAATTGCCGTAGCTCATAAAATTGCCCTAAATGCTAGAACGATAACAACATCATTAGAATTGCCACCCTCGTCTAAATATTTCACAGTAATTGTATCACCAGCATTGAAAATTTGGCTTGGATTATTATCTGCAAAAAATCTTGTATTGTTTTTTGAAACGCTATAAAAAGCTGTTCCAGTTGATGTATTTATTCTAAATTCAAGACCAAAATCAGCACCATTCCTGGAGTTAGAGAAAGTGAAACTAGTAAATTCTGAATTAACAGGTATTACTATCGGCGAGTTTGGTGTCAGGTTTGAATAGCTTATAAATGTGTCTGAACTTATTGTTCCATTGTAAACTAATGGTATTGTAAAGACAGCTACATTCAATTGTTCTTTTAATTCATCTATTGCATCTTTAACATTTTCAGCAACTAGACCGCTATCGCTATTGTCATAAGGCGTAGCTTGAGCAACTGGAAAAGTAAATGGTGCGCCCATTATTTCTCACTTACTGCGATATTTGCAGTTCCAACACTTGTTTTTAAATATAAAGTGCAATTCTCTCCACACGGTAGCGAAAAGAATTGATTCTTAAATAAGTCGAAATCACAATTAGTATTATATCCCCACTTAATATTCTTATCTAATGCTTGCATCTCTATAAGCTTTCTATTAACTAAAGCAACAGCACCAACTTTAAGCTCTTGTGCTGTCGTTGTTAGTGTAAGTGTAGCCGATAACCCCTGTTGTGGAGTATCATTGACACTGAACTCTAATATATTATTGACGCTAACAATGTTTTCTTCATTAGCGCCAGATATACGAGTTACTTCTGATTGTTGTTCATCGCCTATATCAGCCATATATTATATCTCTAATCCAGTAAGAGTTGAGTAAACATCTTGTGCTTGCTTGTCTCTGTTTGTGATTGTAAACCTAATAACTTCAGTAGCATTTGCCTTCATTATTTTTTCTAGTGGTATTCTAATATTTGGATTAGCTGTAGAATTGAAACCAACCCATTTAATTGCACCATTAACAAGTAATTCAGCTTTAAGTTTTCCACTTCCAGAAACCCAAGCTTCCTCACCTAAGAATGTTTTACCAGCGCTTACAGTGTAGTCATGATTAACTGATGCATCTTTTGCAACAGCAGCACTTGTATTGAAATCAACAATTTCATCACCTGATTGATCTTGTGTAAGTTCTACTGGTAATGGATTAGCTTGCGAATAAGCAACTCCAGCTTCATCAAATAGATTAGCTTGCACGCTGTCTGTTGATGCTGATAAATCTCTAATATCAAGATCAACAGCCGTAACAGTAGCAGTGACATCAGAACCAGAAACATCAACAGTATCAGTTGCAAAGGCTAACTTGTCTTGTTTAACATTAATTGAACCGTCAGCATTTACTTCTAAATCATCTGTTCCATCAGTAATAATTATTTTTGAACCAGCTACTTGATTCGTATCAATTGAACCATCAGCATTAACTTTTAATTTTTGTGTTGATGTTGTTGCATCCGAAATAAATACATCAATATCACCAGCGCTCTCAGTTCTTACTGGTAATGAGCTATCGTAATCAGCCATAATAAAATCCTTTTAACTATTTGTTTAGTTCTTTAATTTCTTCTTTTAAAGCAGCAATTCTAATATCTTGGTTAGCCATGTTATCTTTTAATCTTTGAATGTTTTCTTCAGACTCCATAACTTTCATGCTCATTTCAGCTTTTGCGCATTCAACTTTCATTAGTTCAACTTCTTTCTTTTTTAACTCAAGCATCCTGTAATCTACCTTGTAAATTGCCATTAAAGTCGGCTGTCATATTAGTTTTATTTTCTACTATTAGTTTAATGACATCACCTTCAACTAGCAATAAATCATTAAAGATAATCTCACCATTAAAGTTTGTGTAATATGTTCGGCGCTTAGCTTCTATTGAATTGTTAACATCTATTGAGTAAACAGCTATATTTTCGCCACTAAAGTCTATTCGTTTTAGTTGCAATTGTTTTCCAGCAGCAACAGTATATAGAACAACTGTAGCTGTAGCCAATCCAGCAAGTGATAGTATTTCACTATAAGAATTAACTGTTTCACCAGCACCACCCTCAACAATATCAACTTTGATTGGCGCTGTATTACCAACAAGAACTTCAACTAATGAATGTTGAGGTCTGTTTTCTGATTCTACAAATTTAGTAAATTCTCGACCTTCAATTGTTCTTGGCTGTGTCATTGTTCTCGCTTTCAATTTGCATTACATTTGCATCGCTCGCTATTTCATAATACCAAGCAAACCAATAACCTTTGGCGTAGGTGATATTATCAAATTCCAAGGCAACCATTTTTAATTCTAGTTGCTTATGAAACATTAAAGAGCGAAGCCGTTTTTCAGACTTCGCCTTTATGTAATTTCTAATTTTAAAAGTATTAGACATTTAAACCTTATGCAACAAGTTTAGCCACTAAAGGTGATTCAGTTGATAGAGCACCTTGCTCACCTAACTCTAATCCACCAGTACCGAAGACCTGATCCATTGCGATTCTTTTTGAAGATGCACCATACTCGTTAGCGTCTTGTTCTGACATTTCTACGCCACCTTGAAAAGCTAAACCAATACCATCAGCATCGTACATTTTCATTTCATCACCAGAAATTAGTCTTGAAATAATTACAGGAACACCGTAAAGTTGACCAATTTGACCAGTTCTTACGTTAGCTGATCCGTAAAAATCTGCTCTAACGAAATCACTTTCTGCAAGCATCTCAGCTTCTTTATCAACACCGCAAGCAAGAGTCATACGACCAATGTCTGAACCATTTTGCAAAAGTTGTCTTCTCATTTCTAAAACTTGCTCTTTAACAGTTGTAAATACAGCCTTAGAAACTTGAACACCTGCAACAGCGTCGATTGTAGCAATGATTTGCTCGTCAACATTTTTTGCATGTGAAAGTGAAGCTCTCATTGCAGCTTCAATCTTGTATTCTATTGTTGATTGATAATTATCTCTTGAATCATATAACCATGCAATGTAAGCATTGAAGTTTAAGTCAATCTTGTCACTAGAGTCAGTAAGCGCAGTTGCATCAGCAGCCGCACCAAACGCCCTGTTTACAACAGTAAAGTTTGAAAGTTTAGGCACGTTGAAAGAAGTTGTTCCCTTTCCAGCAAAAGCACTTACGTCTCTTACAGTTCCAGCAAGAACAGATTTTTCAATTAAGTTTTTTTGAACCGCAGCAACGATTAAATCATTCTTTGAATTCGGTAGTGTTTGGATAGCATCAGCCATTTTAAATTCCTTTGTTATTAGTTGTTATTTTAATTTATCTTGATTAGCTAGTAAATGAGCAACTATCTCGTCAGCACTAGCCGTTTTTTTATTAAATTCTTTTCCACTTGGTCTGTTGATTGGATTATTATTTGGTGACTGGTCGATTACATTGGCTTTTAATTTAAAAATCTCGCCATACCTTTTCATGTGATCGTCAACCAAATTTGCAACATCTTCCGACTTTGCATTAAACCTTTCATCAAACTCAACAACACCTTTCGCATCATGGTCTATTAGTTTAGTAAACACTTCAAGTTGAGTTCCCTTTAAACCTTTAGAAATTGCCATGTTTTCAATAGCCTTGTCTAAAACATTTTCAGCAAAAGTTTGTTTCAGTTCAGCATTTTCTTTTTGGTACTCAGAAACTTTATCTTTTAAGCTACCGATTACACCTTCAAAATTGCCTTTCTTCTGCTCGCCCTCTAGTGCTATTGCATCTAATTGAGCTTGCCTATCTTTTGCTAGTTGCTTGTAACGAAACATATCTTCTTTATACTTGTTAGTACTACTAGAATTGTTTTCGTTTGTTAAATCAGTTTGAACACTGTTCTCATCTGGTTGAGCCACTGGCTCGGTAACTAAATTCTTCATTTTAAGTTTCCTTGTTTTTGTTTATTGTGTCAACA